TGCAATCTTTGAATCAGTTGAAACCGTAGAAGTTGTTTCACGTGATGAAGAAATGGTTGCCTACGAAGCCGCTGACGTAATTCGCGACGCCGTAGAAACAGCAGTAGAAGACGCTGTAAATTCAATCTTTGAAAAAGACGCATCTAAGCCTTACGGCAATGTAACGTACGCTGACCCTGGTTACCAAAAGGACAAGAAAAAGCGTTACCCAATTGACACTGCCGCACACGTTCGTGCTGCTTGGTCATACATTAATCAAGGTGACAATGCTAGTTTGTACACAACTGCTCAACTTTCTCGAGTTAAATCTCGCATTAAGTCAGCAGCAAAAAAGTTTGGTATTAACATTGTTAGCGAGCAAGAACAACTTGCCGCTGATTTTCAAGAAATTTTAGAGGCCTACGCTTCTATTTCTCTTGTTAATGACTATGACACAATTAATGTTACTGGTCAAACAAACGACCCTAATAAATTAAGGATTGTTGCCAATCGTATTGCCTTTGGTGCTATTGCTGCTATGCACGCAATTGACCCAGATGACGATGGCGACATTTACCTATCTAAACCTGACTGGTCACAGGTAGATGCAACCGGCGATGCTGGTGGCATGGGGCCAGAGGATGAATCTATGACAGACGACAACAACATGGAATGCGAACACTGTGGCGCTCCCGGTTGCCCAGCAGATGCACAATTCTGCCCCAGTTGCGGAGAAGCAGTTTCTGCTCCAGCAATGACGGCAAAAGAGTGCTCTGAGTGCGGAACCGAATGTCACGAAGACGCAATTCACTGTCACATGTGTGGAGCGCCCTTGCCAACGTCAATGACGGCAAATGCGCTCGGCTGTAGCAATTGTGGAGAAACAACTCCACAAGACGCTATGTATTGCCCCACTTGTGGGGACCCCGTACCACAGGCAGAGTCAAGCGACAATGCCCCAACTGAAGAAAAGGAGACAGAAGTGTCCGACGAAAACACAACTGAAGAAACTCCGGCTGAAGAGGCAACGCTTGAAACCGCTGCTATCCGTACGCTGAGTGACGCAGACCTATCTGCCCTTGCAGCAATGATTATTTCTGCACAGGCACCTAAGGAATCTGATGAAACAGTTGCAGACACTGAAGTAGCACCAGAAGCAGAGGCTGAAGCCCCTGCCGAAGAAGTTGCTGCTGAAGAAGTTGCTACTGAAGAATCAACTATTGAAACACAGGAGAACATTGTGTCAGAAAACCTATTTACAGCCGACCAAGTTGCTGCAATGATTGCGGAGGCCGCCACTAAGGCTGCTACCGAAGCCGTTGCTGCTGCAAAGAAGAATGCTGTCGAGTCTTACCGTGGTGGAAACACTTTCCGTAAGGGACTCGTCAACACTTCTACCGGAAACGACGCCTCTGACTTGTCAGAGTCGGAGGAACTGGACCCACGCGCGCTTGCAGAGATGAACTCTTCTGCATTCCGTAAGGTACAGAATGAAGTATGGGGTTCAACTCCATTCTTCGCAAACAAGTTTGCTCAAGCCGACCGCGGCTTCTAAGCAATTAAAAATAAACCCCTATCCAATATATATAAGGAGAATTAGCAATGGCTAACGATTTGGAAGAGGCCTTAACTGCTGCTGGTGCTGCTGCACTAGTTCAGAAGCAGATTGACCCAGTATTGCTTGAGTACCAGCGCCGCTATGCGCCACTAGTACGCTCGCTACCTACGGTCAAGTGGGGCTCAACAGTTTACTACTTCAACAAGCGTACAACGCTTCCTCAGGGCGGATTCGTCACTGATGGCGGTGCACGTCCAGTATCAACATCTAACTACGCACAAGAGAATTTCCAAATTCGCTTGCTACAAAGTGTCGGTGCTGTAACTGGTTACTCACAGGCTGTAACAGCAGACTTGATTGGCGACCTTCGTGCTCGCGAAATCGAGGGTGCTGCTCGTGGCCTTTACTGGGACATTGAGAACTCGCTAATTTGGGGTGCAGAAGCACCTACAATTAACGGTCCTTACCCACAATTCGATGGACTTGACGTAATTTGCTCGTCATTCTCATCAGCATCTACTGGCGGACCTTCTGCTGGTATCGGTGGCGGTGCAATTGACAACTACGGTGGTGCTTCAACATGGGGCGCTCCAGGATTCAACCCTTGGGTTGATGGTGTTGACCAAAATGCAATCGACTTCGGTGGAAACTCACTAACACTTGGTGGACTTGACCTCCTCATTGACCTTGTTGAAAGCAATGTCGCTGAGCCAGTTGAGAACTCAGAGTGGATGTTCCTCATGTCACCTAACGCAAACAGTCGTCTTGCCCAGTTGCTTGTTAACCAACAACGCTTCATGGACCAAGTTGAAATTGCTGCTGGTTTGATTGTACCTACATACCGTGGTGTGCCAATTGTCAAGACTTCATTCTTGTCACCACGCACAAACGTAATGTCAACCGTATCTGGCGCTGCAACTGGAACAGGCACACTTTCAGGAGACTTCACATACGCAGTTGCACCTGTTATTGCCCGTTACGGTGAAATCCAGGCTGCTAAGACTGCTAAGTTGTCACCTTCAACAACTGCTTGCACCCTTACGTTCTCGACACCTGTCGGTCCAGAAGGCGCACAGCCAACGCACTACAAGGTATACCGCGCTGCAGGTTCAACACCTGGAAACACAGACTTCAACCTACTCGGTATTGTAGACGCAAACTTCCTTGACAACACTGGTGCTGCTTACGCAACTACCAAGATTGTTGACAACGGAACTACACTTGTTGCTTACAATGGTTCGCACGCTCAGGCTTCTCCAACTGCGGCTTACGCATACGGAAACGCTGGATTGCACCCACTTACCTCTGCTGGTGAGCAAAGCATCTTCCTAATGTCTCGTGACCCTAACTACATCGTACGTCCACACGTACGTGAAATGCAAGCGGTTAACGTTTACCCAACTACTGCATCGCCTGACAGCCTGCCATTCGCATTCGTTGCGGACACCACGCTTGCTGTTCGTGCGCCTAAGTACATTGGTCGTCTTGCCAACGTTGCAAGTGCTTTGGACAGTAAGGCTGGTAATGGTTCAACACCTACCTCGTCTTTCTCTCCTAACTTCATCGTTGACTAATTAGGAAAACTGATTTCAGCGCGGCGGGTGGGTTCCCTCGTTCCTCCCCCACCCGCCGCGCTGGATTTCTCTTTGAAAGGATTTACCATGGTATTACTAGCAGCAAATGAACCAGGCGGCACAGAAGGCTTCTCTTGGGAGAAGACCGGTGACGCTGGAGCCATTGAGGTTCCGCCACGCGTGGCTCACGCACTTCTTTCAATTCCTGGTGAACTTTACTACGTTGTACAAAAAGAAGTAAAAAAGATTGAAAAAGAAATAGAAGCAGAAGTTTCTAAAGTAGAAAAGGTCGTTAAAAAGACCACTCTTAAAGAATTCAAGGAACAAAAGGAAGCATCAGTTTCCGAAGATGTATCTGAAGCAATTGATGTTGCTTCACCAACTAAGCGCCGTTCGACAAAGGAATAGTTAACATGGCGAATAACGGGTCACAATATGGCGACCCCGTTTCACTTGCCAGTGTTGCCGACCTTCAACGTCGTTACCCTGAGTTAGTAGTAGACCTTGAACCAACTACCCTTGCGGATATTTTGGTTGAAGCAACTGCTCACTTAGAGGACCGAACAGGTCGTCGTCTGGCTCCGTTTACGGGCCACATTTTTCAAGAGCGTTTGTTCGGTATCGACCCCGCGGAATACGGGAATAACGCAGATATGCCTATGGACATTTATGGTTCATTGGGAATGTCACAGGCCATTGCGCTAGGAGCCTCAACGCTCGTGCGCCACTTTTGGCTTGACCAATTCGCTCCGGTTTATCCGGAACTATGGACTTACAACATTCAGTCCATGACTCTTTACCGTACCTACGGTGATTTTCAACCAATTGACTTTGCTCATGGTGGCGTTCGCGGTCCGGACGTTACTGACGGTCACGTTTGGATTCGTCTAGGTACATTTGCACCTGAAGGCTCACGCATTCAGGTTGTTTACGACGGTGGATATACCAATGGTATTCCCGCCTCGCTTCGTCGCGCCTGTTTGTTCCAAGCGGCAAAGTTCATCATTCTTGAGTTTGAACCTCAGACTCGTCGTGAAATGAACCTTGACCAAATTGACCAGCAGATTGACAGCATCATTGCACCTTGGGTACGAGGCTAATGGGAA